CTAAGACTTATAATTAAATACTTTTTTATAATCCGTTAGTGAATTAAATATTTTTTCTAATTCCTCTTTTCTCTCTTTGTGTGATTTCTCTTTATTAACATAATCAATTCTGTAATATATATCTTGATCTACAAAATAAATAGTGGAATAATTTTCTGACTCTTTAAAGTACCCCTTGGTTTTTTTATCAATATTTTTGTTTTTACTTAAATTGTAATCTTTATGAGGAAAGTTCCCAAAAATTATTTCTATACGTTCATTTAGATTACTTCTATTGTCTAATTTTAAATCAGATTCTATCTTGCTTTCACTTTCATAATAATTAATCCCACTTGTTTTAAACGCATCAGGGTTTTCATTAAAAGGATAATATTCAGGTATTTTGACTGTGAATGGAAGAGCATCTAAAGTTAATTTTGTCTTAGGTACAATGTATTTTACCTCCCCATATTTCACTAAATAGTCCATGTTTATCTCGTTTTTATTTTCGGCAGTAGAATGCCAATTTGTAATTACAAGAGAAATGAGTAGGACTAATGTCACAATGCTTAACTTTTTCATTTAATCATCCTTCTATAATATTTTTGTTGTATTATTTTGTCCATTATATTCTTTTTTATAAAAAAGAAAATTAGGTCTTCGGCCAACACGAGCAATATATTACTTCTGAAACACAAAGGATATTTACATTGGGGTGACTAAGTTTGAAATTTGTTCTGATACGGCCTTTTTTCTTCAACTAAAAGCGTTAATTTAACAAGCAAATACATAAGCTGGGCGAGTTTAACGACTTGTCCAGCTTTTTACGCAGAGGACCGTGTAAAGTATTGAATATTATCAGTTTAGGATCAAACACTAAACTGAGGTGAAATACATGAAAAAACTAATTATTATTCTTATTATCGTGATGTTTTTAGCAGGCTATGAACCACCATTATTATCACAAACCAAAAATGAAGCGGATACTGAAATATGTGAAACCTTTAAATATGCACTAATAAATAGCTTGCGAGAACCAATTGATAAAGCAATACATGAAATTTATAAAGATGATGAAAATGCACCAAAAAACCTTATGTGGGCTCCATATAATACAGAACTATTAAATATTAGGCAGTTGCACGGTGTTGGTGGATCATATGAAATTAAATTGGAAATAAAGCCTTATTATCGCGCCCATATTACTTATGGTGAAGATATTGTTGTAATAAGCACAGATGGTACGTTAATTAGTTATGAACATTTAAAAACGTATCCAAGAGTAGATTTTAACTAGCTGATAAGCTGGGCAAGTTTAACAACCTGCCCGGCTTTTTTCGTCTACTATTCAGCCAGCCAATCGAAATAGACGTCACTCACTTTGTCGCCGTTGACCGCCAGTTCACGGTCTATTTCTACCGTTAGATCGCGCCAGCTTGCGTAAAGTATGCCTGTTAAACTTCTCACTTCACCACGTTTGTACTTCCTTATGACATTCTGAAATACTTCCGCATATCGTTCGCCGTGATCTTCAAGCATAATATTGCGATTTATTTGCGCCTTAGCACGTAATAGCACACCATACACTTCGTAAAGTTCATTCGCATTAAAAAAGGGTTTGAACGCTTTGAAAATTGGCGCAGGGATAGCCCGAGCCAGTGCGCTAGCAGGTGGTGGCGCCGTTTCTAGTACGTGATTATTATGAGTATTGCTAGGAGTATTTGCAGGAGTTTCTTCGGTGTGACATTCCGGTGTGACAACACGGTGTGACACTACGTTTTCGTCCGCCTTTTCGTCCGTTTCTTTAACCGGTTTAATTACGATCGCGTTCGCTGATTGTCTACGGTCGCCTGCTGGTCGGTGTAACTCATATTGCTCGATCATGTCCGCTTCTTCTAAATGCTTACATAAACGAATAATCGTTCGCCTAGTCACGCCAAGCATTGACGCAAGCTGGTTTTTACGCAAATAGCATACGCCGAGATATTTAGCCGCATAACGACTAATGACGTCTAATAGTTCGCGAGCGTTGCCTGTTAAGTTTTCTTTGCGTTCGCTAACAGTTTCATTAAGTGTTTCGAGCGTATCGAATGTACTTAATTGTTGATACGTTTTTTCATTTGCAAATCGTTTTGTCGTTTCCATACAGTTGGTTTCTCCTCTCGGTTTAACCAACCGCAAAAACGCTACACTTGCTGAATTTAATTCTCTACGTTATAATGAACGTACCTTATGAGAGTGGTCAGCCGTGGTTTTTTGCGGTTGGCTACTTTTTTATGGTTTAATTTAATCCAAGTAACCGCGCAAAGCGGCTGCCACTTCTTCTTTATCCATTTGTAAATAACGCGTTGTCACGCTTAAATCCTTATGCCCCAACGCCTTACTAATTAAGTCCACACTTGCGCCTTTTCTCATCAATCGTTTTGCAAAAGCGCGGCGGATTGCGTGCGCCGATAGATTTTCCAGTCCAAATTCGTTTGAGTACTTGACTAAACGTTTGCCGATCGTGTTATTCGTTGGCGTTGTGTCTAAGTTGCGCCCACGCCGAGATATAAACAAGTAGTCATTTTCAGCATTCGCCACGCGACGTACTTTATCATTTTGCTTGATTAAAGCGTCTAGTAGGCGATTAGTTATGTCGTCAAACGGTAACATCATAGACTCATGGTTCTTAATTAAACCACCGTCAATTTCGAGTTGGTTGTGCGTTAAATCAACGTGACTTTCTTTGAGTTGGCATAACGTACGCAACCGAATACCTGTCCGATACATAACCATAACAGCAGCGGCGTCACGCAACTGAACAAAGTCTGATAAATCAAGCATACGCAACAAGACGTGTATATCGTTTTCCGCTGTGCCTTTCTTAATTGGCGTGTCCACTTTGACGTTAATGTCGCGCCAAAAATTGTGCGATAACCAGCCGTTTCGATAACACTTGTTTAAAAACGCTTTGAGGCACTTTAAGCGCGTTAATTTCGTTTGATTACTGACGTCCATACTCGATAACCACGCGTAAATGTGGTCGTTTTTAAGATCGGCCAGCCTTTTCACGTCAATAAATTCCGCAAATTTACTTACATAATGCTCATAATCGACTATCGTACGTTCGCGGTAGTTGCTGATTTCCATTTGACGCTTAACTCGAGCCAGCGCTTGTTCAATCGTCAGTGCATGCGTTTCTCGATCGTTAACCGGCTCGGATTGCGTAAATATATCGTTTAGTTGATCGGTAACATCTAGGTGTCCTTTACGTTTAGTCATAAAAAAGACGCCTCCCATAACGGAATGTTTGACCGGTTCAATGACCGAGATCAATTTCCGCTATGAGAGGCGTCATGATGCGATTTTAGAGTGTCCCGAGCAGGAATCGAACCTGCGACCGACAGCTTAGAAGGCTGTTTAACAGGGGTTATTGCTTAATACTAAAGGCAACCTAGGCCTTGTTTATATGCGGGTTTGCGAATTGATAAGATACACTATAATACTTAACCATATTACAAAATGCTAAAATTCTGCCCCATTTCTGCCCCAAATTATTTCGACATTGGTTACAAAGTCTTCAAGTGCCGTGGTTTGATAATTGATCATTTTATCACTCTTCCTTAACGACGTCATACGAACAAATGTTCTAATTAGCAACTTGTTTTTTTATAAAAAAGGGTTTAATATTCTTTTTGTGGAATATAGCACTTGAAAAGCAGGCTTTAATATTAAATAATATTGTTTAGGTGATAATTATGTTATTAAATGAAGCAGAAGTAAGGAACTTATTGCTTGAGGATCTTAATAATGAGTTGAAAGAAGATGAATATACTAGAATAATCAATGAGTTGGGTATTGATTATGGAGCATCAAGAGTTGATGTAGCAGTGGTGAACGGGATAATTCATGGCTATGAAATCAAGAGTGACTTAGATACTCTCGATCGCTTACCAAATCAAATTTCTTATTATAATAGAGTTTTTGAACGAATGACTATTGTTTCATCTAGAAAGTATTATGAGAAAGTAAATGAATTAGTCCCAAAATGGTGGGGAATAAAAATTATAAGTGCTGATGGTAGCCGTTTGATTTGTAAAAGAACAGGAAGAAGAAAAAACAAAAACCAAGATAAAAGTTTATTATTAAAATTACTTTGGAAAAAGGATTTAGAAAATTTTGTAGACATAATGGGGTTTGATAAAAAGATTAAAAAATTGCGAAAAAAACAGCTTCTTGAATTATTTCTTCAAGAAGCTGAAATTGATCTTGTTAGAAATTACGTTTACGAAGTTCTAAAAAATCGAGAGTTTTGGAGAGAAGAATCATAATTCATCAACTGTGAATTCCAAATGGTGATTTATAGATAGCTCTATGGCTTTTTTGTGATCGGTAACTTCTTCGTTTCTATTTGAGAGGCTGTCTATAAATTCATCCCCAAAACTGTAATTTTTTCCGGAATATAGAGGAGAACTAACTATTATCTTACATAAGTCTTGAAAGTTTTCTGGCTCATTGTCGTCGAACCTTTTTGATAGACCAAGAAAATAACCCTCTTTAGTAGTATAAAGAATTTTTAGATAAGAGTTATTCATATTAAAACCCTCTTTTACATCAGGCTCAGGAGTTAATCTGGTGGTATAATCTGAAAACAGAATACTAGGCTCCTCCGCTTGGATTTTCTTAAAGAACTGGATCTCATTTCTATTAGATTTTTTCTCGAATTTCATTTGTCTCTTAGTATCTACCGTCTCGTCTACTGAGCTTGTTGCCAATATACAGGTGTAATTCGAAAAATATTTAACACACTTAATTGCCTCATCTTGATTAAGTTCATCAAGGAAATCTAAGATGATTATAACTTCCTTATCTTTAAAATAATCATTAATAATTTCTTCAACACGGGTGTTCATAAGATGATATATGGTGCTTTCAACTTTATGGTATTCAATCCTTATGGCAACTTTATTTTTATCAATAGAAGAAATTGTATTAATAATCCAGTCTGGAGCATCGCTACTCAGACATGGAATAAAGTTTAGTGACGATTCTTCAAACTTAGAACATAAAAATTCAATTTGATTCTTTCCGTCTTTTTTCTCTTCAGTTTTCGATTTCATATTAGCAAAAATGTAGTCAAAACAATATATGAATTCGTTACTTCCAATTCTCTGTTTTAAATAATTACCAGCAGAATTAAAATTCTCATACCATGCCTTTTTTGCTGATTTCTTTACCGATATTCTTTTTCCTTCAATAATCGGTATTATTTTCTTCTTGGTTTCCTCAGATGTCTCTTGAAATGCATTCATTTCTGAATCCGAATGTCTAAGTATTGGATAATACATATACTCTCTCCCTTTAAAATATTTATGTTAATCGAAATCAACATCAAGTTCCTGAAAATTTTGCTACATGATTAAAAATAAAAGACACACTAATCCTAGTGTGCCTCAAAACTATTCTTTCTTAAGTTCAATCTCGAAGTCCAATTCTTCGCCAATCGCCTCAAAATCTTGGTCCGTTGGTGCACTGAAAACTAAGCGAGCAGATTCAACATCTTCAGCATTTGAATTTTCTAATACATAGAAGAATGTTCCACTAGCCTTAGTGTTTGCCATCATTTCACCCTCAATATGATCACTCATGAACATGTCAGGATCTAACTGCTCACCAGTGCTCGTAGCCATTTTACCTTGTGAAGAATAGAAAGTAATATCTTCTTCAGATGTATTTTCAACAGAAAGGTCGACTTGGATGTAATCAATTTCATCCGTTTCCATCATTGTAGCTAATTCTTCATTCAATTCACCTGAAGCAGCAACAACTTTCTCAATTGTAAGCTTAACAGGACCTGTTTCAAATGTTTGCGCTTCTTGATTGCGTGAATGGAGGGTGAATGTTCCACCTTCATTTTCAACCGTTGCTCCTACTTCGGTTTCAGTTGTTCCTTCAGAAGCTTCTTCTGAATCGCTATTACCTTCTTCATCAGATGATTCATCATTACTAGAATCGTCACTAGAACCATCTTCAGATTCTTCATCGCTTTGCGTTTCTTCTTCTTGTTGTTCTTCTGAACCTTCACCATTACTTTCGCTGTCAGCATCTGATTCTTCGCCACACGCTGATAAGAAAGCGACCATTGCTATGATCCCCAACATAATTAAGAACCTTTTCATTTAATTCTCCCCTTATAATAGATTAGTCTATGTAAATTGGTACAATCACCAATTAACAACAAAATTTGCCACAGATTTAATAATTAAAACGCACAGTATCTAAGTGCGCTTTTACACAACATATTTATTGGAACGCATGTTCCTCTTAAGTTATAATAAAATTATATATTATCTTTATAATAATGAGGTGTTCCTATGAACTGTGATAAAGCAATAGAAGAGCTTGCTGAAAAAAGAACTAAAGAACTCCTTGGATTAAAAGACCAAGAAGTAAATTTAGCGAAATTATTTGAAACGACAAAGCAGTGTGAAATTATTGAAATAAAAAGAGAGCAAAAACGGTATAACAAAGAATATAGTGTTTTACGATCTCTATTCTTCTGACGTTTTGATTAAATTAACTTCGTCTCCAATTTTTATTTTTTCATCAGATTTTCTTAATCCGCCAGTTACTTCATTTAAATCGATGTTTAGCTTTTGTTGTTCTATAAATTGATCTTTTAAATAAAGAGGTGCATTGAGTATGTTGTTTTGTTTAATAACAGATTTGCTACTACAGACTGACATTTTCTCATAAACTTCAGTTACAGTAACAGTATCTTTTATTAAGTCTAATTTTCCTATTACTTCTTTTGTATCTGGATCTATAACTTTGTTACCTTTTTTATCTAATATCTGAAATTTATCATCGATATTAACACCATCATTCGAACCAGCGTTGATAATTAATGTATATTCATCAATAATTTTAACTATCTTGAATGTGTTTGACAATTTCCTCCACCTCGCTATCATTCTCTGCACTCATAGTTTTTCTCACTATTTCTTTATCGTTTTTCCCTTTTTCAACCTGCATATTCAGAAGGAGATTCTGAATATGTGTGATTAGTCTAAATCTATCATTTTTATAAAACTCTAATTCTTTACTATTTTCCTCATACATGGTACGTAATGTGTTTCTATTATCTGCAACCACTTCATACGCATCTAATAACTTTCGGTATTTCATAATAGTATAAGCAAGTATTACTGCTATTACCAATAAGCTCAATGATAAGATCGCAACTACCAATTCTATCCCATTAAAAATAGAGAAAACTTGATATATGGTAAAAAAACTAGCAACAAGACCAAAGGTGTAACTTATAACTGTACCGATATTTAAATCAAATTCTTCTTTAGGCGACTCATTCCTCAAAATTAACACCAACCAATAACATTAGCTGTACGACTTCAACTATTCATCATTATTCTTCTTCTGAGATTGCTCATATATAAATTGAAAGTAACTCTCAAGCTGTTTAAGTTCCTCAGGACCCATCTGCTTCCACTTCTCAATATCAAAAAATCCCGAATCCTCAATGCCGTACTTTTCAAGTAATCGGTTATGTTCTGCTATGGGATCGAAGTCGTCCTCGTTTTCATCGTGAGGGTTGTTAGTTCGTCCTAATAAGTAATCGACCTTCACATTGAAGTAATCAGCTAGTTTTCGTATAAGTTCTATATCAGGCTCGACATGATTATTTTCGTAATGAGAATACCTAGCTCTAGATATACCAACACCACTCGCTACATCTTCTTGATTCCGACCTTGTTTTTTCCTTAATAACTTCAAACGATCTCCGAAAATTTCTTCTTGAGATTCCATTAACAACACCTCTATAACCTCCATTATAAATTATATCCGATAAAATTGTTATCATTGTTAAGTTTTTTATCATAAAACTGTTGACGATAAAAAGTTTATCGTGTAGTATTAAAAATGTGATAAAAAACTTATCAAAAAGGCGGTGAAATAAATGGTACGTAAACTTCTTTTAGAATTACGAAACGAAAAAGATTTAACCCAACAACAACTAGCTGAGAATTTGGATTTATCAACTGTTTATGTTCGAAAGCTTGAAAAAGGGGTTGTTAACCCTGGACGAGAAACAATGCTTAAATATGAGAGTTATTTCAATCGAGACATGAGAGAGTTGTTTCCAGATCTTTTTTTTAACCACAATGATAAAAAATTTATCAAAGAACAAGAAGTATCCTGACTTAATCTTTTGAAGGAGGTGATCAAATGCAAGACCGCATGACTGCTCAACAAACAGCTGAATATTTAGGTTTGAATCGAGAGACTGTCTATCGTATGGCTCGTCGAAAGGAAATTCCACACTTCAAACTTGGCAATCGCATTCTATTTTCAAAATCATCAATCGAAGAATGGATCCGAGAACAAGAAGAAGCCAACATGTCTGCAAGTTCTTACTAAATTCATCTTATCAATCAAATCAATCAAAAAAGGTATAAAGGGAGAGGAAAAATTGTGACAAACGGTAGAGGACGTACCTCAAAACGACTCAGGGAAGCAAGGAAAGCGAAAGGTCAGACTCAATTACAGCTATCACTAGATACTTATCAATCGAGAGAGTCAGTCACTAAGCAGGAAAATGAAGAATTTAGGGTTCAACCACATTTAGCAAAACACTTCACTGAAGAATTCAATGATCCAAGGGTTGCCATGGAAGCAGCATATGAGTACACAGGTTGGGGATCACCTTGGTTAGATGGCGCAGCGTTTGATGAACACAGAGCATCAGTTCTGTTACAAACCAAACGAGAAGTTCAAGAAGCACTAGACAAAATAGATGATGTGAATGTTGCTAAGAATCCGAACACAATTGCTGAATACGAAAGAAGTGAAATAAGAGATTTACTAGTCGAGTCAGCTGAGGCTATGACATTTATCAAGCAAGAAATAGCAATCATGTGTAAGGACTATCGATTTGACTGGATGGAGCTTTGGAACGAGGTCAACAACCGTCTTAAGTCACGCCAGTATATTAAATAAAGGAGGCATTCAAATGAGTTTAGGTGAGTTGTCGAAATGGGAGAAGCGATTAGAAGAGGCGTTGAAAAGTCCATTTAAGATTTATCGATTAGATAACATTTTGAGAGATATGAGAGACGCTTACGATTTGCAGAATCCAAAGAATCATCGTGAATTGAAATTCTATCGCAAGGCTGAACAACACTTACTAGATGCGGAGGTAGCTTAATGGAGCGTGAACAACAATTAGAAGCAGAGATCAAAAAAGAAGAAAGCTGCATTGACTATTTATTTAGCCGATTAGATATCGAACTTGACCATCGGAATTACGATAACGCATTAGCGCTTAATGAGGACCTAATCAAATCTATGAGACGTGCTCGTAAGTTAAAACATGAATATAACTACATGAAGCATTTGCAAATTGTAGCACAACAAATGCAAGCCGATGGGATTAACGCACAAATGATTTTTTGGCCAAAAAAATAGACCGCTTGGCAGAGCGGTCATTAGAAAGTCTGAATAAAAAACTTCTATCACGTTTATTATAAGCTTTTTGCGTGATGGGAGCAAGGAGGAATTGACGTGGAAAATCGTATGGTACTTGAAATGGAACGTCACTTATCAAGACAGCCTGTTGCCGAATGTTCGAATTGTCACACGGAATTTTACCAAGGGGATGCAGAAATAGTCATTTATGACAGTGAACACTTCTGTGATCGCCAGTGCTTATCTGAGCACTTACTAGAAAACGCTGATTTCTGGGAGGTTGATTTGTAATGGCAGAAGTATTAGCGAGTACAAAAGATATGAGTCGAGAAGAGTGGTTACATTGGCGTCAAAAAGGCATTGGTGGTTCAGACATTGCTGCCATTGCTGGCTTAAATAAATGGAAGTCACCAGCTCAAGTTTTTATGGAAAAAATCGATGAAGCGCCTGAAATTACCAATAACGAGGAAGCGATGTATTGGGGCAATGTGATGGAAGATGTTGTTTTGAAAGAGTTTGCCAATCGAAGTGGACTCAAAACACGTAAGCGAAACGCGATTATTCAACATCCACAATATCCTTATATGTTGGCTAACGTTGACAGCTTGGTTGTTGGTAAACATGAAGGTGTTGAAGCTAAAACAGCAAGTGAGTACGTGAAGGATCAATGGGAAGGTGACGAGATTCCAACACCTTATTTATTGCAGTGCCAATGGTATATGGCAGTGCTCAATTATGATGCATGGTGGATTGCGGTTCTAATCGGGGGCAACAAATTCGTTTATAAGAAGATTGAACGAGACGAGGAACTTATTGAGCGGCTCATCGAGATTGCTAAAGACTTCTGGAACAATCATGTTTTAGCGGACAACCCACCTGAAATTGACGGTACAGACGCATCAACGAACTTACTCAAAGCGATGTATCCTGAATCAACTAGCGATGAAGAAGTTGACTTAGAGAATGAATTGAATGGTTACTTTGATGCTTTGCAAGTGATTAAGTCAGAAATGGACGATTTAACGCAGCGCAAGAAAGAATATGAAAACAAGATTAAAGAGCAATTAGGTGAACATGAAGAAGGCTCGAGCGATCGTTTTATAGCTAAATGGAAAACAGTCAACTCCACGAACTTTGATAAGAAGAAACTGAAACAGGATTATCCTGATCTATACGAACAATACACGAAAGAGTCGAGTTATCGACGCTTTACATTCAAGGAGGTTAATTAATATGGCGACAAATGAAGCGGTTAAAAACCAATTAAATCAGAAGAAACAAAGTGAAGTGGAAGGGCAAAACAATAGCCCGAAAACGATTGAGGATTATTTGAAAAAGATGGCTCCAGCTATGGAGCAAGCACTACCTAAACACATGGATGCCGATCGTTTAATGCGATTGGCAACGACAACGATTCGAACAACTCCCGAATTGAAACAAGCTGAAGTTGGCAGTTTGCTAGGTGCGGTTATGCAAGCAGCGCAATTAGGACTTGAACCAGGATTGATTGGTCATTGCTACTTGCTTCCATTCAAGAACAATAAAAAAGGTACAACTGAGGTTCAATTCATTATAGGTTACAAAGGCATGATTGACTTAGCACGACGTTCTGGCCAAATTCAAAATATTTACGCTCACGCTGTTTATGAAAACGACACATTCGATTATGAACTAGGTTTAGAACCGCGATTAGAACACAAGCCTACAATGGATAGTGATAAAGGGGCCTTTGTTGGCGCTTATGCTGTAGCCCACTTCAAAGATGGTGGTTATCAATTCGAGTTTATGCCAAAGGCGGACATTGAGAGACGCAAGCAACGTTCTAAAGCAGCTAATTCTAAGTATAGCCCTTGGGCTACCGATTACGAAGAAATGGCAAAGAAAACGGTTATCCGTCACATGTGGAAGTACCTACCGATTTCTGTCGAGATTCAAAAAGCAGCATCAGAAGATGAAACGACACGACAAGATATCACAGACGAAGCAAAATCCGTCTACGATCAAGACTATATTGATGTAAATATTAACGAATCCGTTCAAGAGGAAGCACAACAAGCTTTAGATGATGCAAACCAAGCGGACGAGGATAGCAATGAGTAGAATCATAGACATTCCACATGATTACAAGTGGATGGCTAAACAAGCTAAAGAACCTGGAGCGTTTTTTAAACGGTATGTGGCGGCTTACGTCCGTCACAACCATCCAGGTTATGAGTTAGTCAAGATTAACAAAATGAAGGCTGAAATCAAGAAGGTGAATAACGAATGAATTACCTTAAAGAGCTTAATACGTTTCATGAGTGGCTTGATACGAATCCTTTACCCAGTGGGGCTATTGTTTTGTGGTACGCATTGATGGCTATAAACAATAAAACTAACTGGCAGGATGAGTTCACGGTTGCGAATGCAACGTTGCAAGCTAAAACGGGTTTATCAAGACAACAATTACATCGTGCAAGAACAGATTTAATTAACGTAGGTCGTATTCAATACAAAAAATCAAATCGTGTGAATCAAGCTGGAAAATATTCGATTGTGAGTTTTGATACACGAGCCGAGCACAAAGCGGACACAAAAGAATACACGAGCCGAGCACAAAGCGGACAAGAATTGAACACATTAGTTAGACATAAACAAGACGTAAACGAGACTAATTATCCGCCGCATAACGTGCGCGGGGAAAACGACACATCGAACGACACTAAAACCGAACGTGAATTCGAGCCAACCATCTTGGAGAAGTATATGCAATTCCGTGCTCAATATTTCCAAAAGGGCGGTTTTCAGACGAGCCCTACTGATCAACAAGCAGCTAAGGAACTTTACGAAAGTGGTATTCCGTTAGACGACGCCCTGTACTGGCTTGAAAAGCGGTTCGAAACCTACACACCTAAACATTCAAGAGACTCGATCAATTCGTTAGGCTACTGCGTTGGGTTTATATTAGATCGCTATCACGAAGAACAAGAGAAGCAAAGCAAAGTCACTCAGATATCCCAAGCACAAGATAAACAAAGCGATCAACAGCAATACAATTACGGTTTTTAAGGCGGTGAAGACATGAAGTCAGCTGAAAAGATTCTAAACGTAGATACGCAACCTCAGCTTTTGAACGACTATATGTGTGACGGTTGCGGTGAGCAAGTGCAAGAGAAGTCAGTTGTGATACCAGTTGGCCCCAAAAAAGGTGAGCGAACAACGGTTCATGACGGTTGCCGATGCGAAGATAGAGAATTGGCTAAAAAAGCAATTCAGAATCGACAACAAGCCATTGAGCGCAAAAACCAAACGATATTTAAGCAGCAATCATTGCTCAACCAGTCGCTTTGGAACGCAGCATTTGAAAACTATGAAGCTACTAACGACGATCTAGCCAAGGCGAAAGAGAGATTACAAGATTTTGCTGAAACGTTTACGCGAGATAATCCGCAGAGTTTTATTATCAATGGCAATTATGGCACTGGTAAAAGCCATTTATCCGTTGCCGTGACAAAACGTTTGATGGAAAGAGGTTATAGCTGTTTATTCCTGTCTGTTCCCAAACTACTAAGCAAGATTAAGGAAACGTATAACCGCAACTCTGATTTTTCCGAGTATGAAGTCATGGAGTTTGTTCAGTCTGTTGACTTACTTGTCTTAGACGATCTGGGAGCAGAATATACGAACTTACGAAAAGAAAATGACAACTGGACCCAAACAAAGTTATTTGAAGTGATCGATAGTCGAGCAGGCAAGAGCACGATCTACACGACGAACTTAGATAGCGAGGAACTCGTGAAAAAAATTAACGAACGGAATCTATCACGCGTTATGGATAATGTCGAAGTTGTAAAGATGTTCGGCAAGGATTACCGACGGAAGGAGTTTTAATATGTGTAACGGAAATGGCGTTGTCTGGGTGGAAGTGCTTCCAGGCGCCTATGATTTACAAAGATGCGACTGTGAAAATTGCGAAGGCGTTCAGCTGCGGAAAGAACCAATTGAGCAGACATTCAAAAAGTGGGACGCATACATCGAACAAGAACAACGAATGAAGGGGGTTGTTTAAATGCGATACATCGGTTTAGATCCAAGCACTAAAACAGGATTTGTCGTGATGGACGAGCAAGGGGAAGTGCTCGATATGAAAGAAATTAAGCCAAAATCAAAACAGGATCCTGAGCGTTTCGGTGAACTAGCTGAATTAGTTGGCATGGAGATTGAACAAGGTGACAAAGTCATTATCGAAGGCTTTTCTTATGGTTCGAAAGGTGCTGCGGTGTCAACGCAATACGGTATCGGTTGGCTGATACGTTCGAAGCTCGTTGAACTAAGCAACTTAGACGTGATTAATCGTTACGTGGAAGTGACTCCCAATGGACTTAAAAAGTTCGCAACCGGTAAAGGCAACACGAAAAAAGAGGACATGATTTTGCCGATTAATGATCGCTGGGGATTTAGAAATCCATCTGACAACATTCGAGATGCTTATGTGCTTGCTCAAATCGGACGGTATTTAGATGGTCGTGAAAAGCCAACAGCGTTTCAGAGAGATGTTTTAGATAAGCTTCATGAAAATGAGGTAGCGTTATGAAAAAGCTATACGTTCGAGAAGAGAAATGGCGCAATTCTGAAGGGGAGCATTTGGTTGATGTTAAGACGTTCTTTAGTCAGCCGAAGCGGTTTGATTATATTGTCTTTGTTTGAAAATGAAAAATTTAGAAAGAGGGGTAAACATGAAATTAAAATGTTTTTTCAAAGGTCACTATTGGGCCTGGAGCTTAACCAGAACAAGTAAGTATAAATGTTTACGTTGCGGAAAACGAAAGAAGATTGTGAGATAGAAAGGGTGATTGAATGCGTAAGGGTGTCGAACAATTAGAAACAGAAAACTTAAACATAATAACATCAAAAATTCAGCAGTGGGCTAAAGATCGCAACTTACACACAGCTGATCCAAACAAGCAAATGTTGAAACTCATGGAAGAGGTTGGTGAATTAGCGCAAGGTTTAGCTAAAACTAATGAAAAGCAGATTGTTGATGCAATAGGTGACGTCTATGTTGTATTAACAATCTTATCCATGCAGCTTGAATTTGATATCAGTGAGTGCATTGAATACGCCTATGATGAAATCAAAGATAGAAAAGGCCAGATGGTGAATGGCGTGTTTGTGAAAGAAAGTGATTTAATGTGAAACAGAAAGGTGACAAGTACAGACCAATCGTCAAAGTTGCTAAAGTCAAAAAGGCTATTCCTACTGTGATTTATGTAAGCGGCAGACGGTATGTGTATGATCCTAAAAACGAGGAGGCTAATCCATAGACATTAGCTTTATTGTGGCGCTGCTCCTGGTTTGGGTAATAGGTGGAATTTATATTTTAAGTAAGGAGAGATAGACATGTTGAATCGGTCAGTGCTAACTGGACGCCTTACGAAGGATCCAGATCTAAGGTATACCAATAATGGTGTGGCGGTCGCCAATTTTACGATAGCTGTCAATCGTCCATTTCAAAATCAAAATGGCGAACAGGAAGCCGACTTTATTAACTGCGTGATTTGGCGTAAACCGGCTGAAAACCTGGCGCAATACATGGGGAAAGGTAGCATGGTCGGTGTTGATGGACGTATTCAAACCCGCAGCTATGACAATCAAGAGGGCAAGCGCATCTTCATAACAGAAGTGGTAGCAGAAAGTGTACAGTTTCTCGAAACAAAGCAAAGTAATCAAAATCAGGGCAATAACCCTCAACAATCAAAACAAAACACACAGAGCCAAAGTGAAAGCTCTAAACAGTCGTTAGAAGATGTAGGCGAGCCAGTAGATTTACAGGATGATGATTTACCATTTTGAAGGAGTGATAGAAATGAGATTTAACTGGGCATGGTTGATGCTAGGTGCTTATGCGTTATCGATTATTGGACTAGCGTTATTGATTTATTCGCTTTTTGCAATTGCAGTATAAGTGTTATTCAATAAATGAAGAAATAATCCAGTTAAGTTGGAAGGGAATGAGTTCCCTTCCTCTTGGACTGTTATGTCAAATGACAGGGATACTGTTAAGAGTGTGGATTAAAGAGTCAAAATGTGGTTTTATGATATAGCCTTTAGCACCAAATGTCATGGCAAGGTTTATGGTGTGATCTTGGCCAATTGAGCTACAAATAATGACGTTGGCTTTTGGGTCTTCTTGTATAATTTCTTTGAGGACGTCAAGGCCATTCAGGTCACCCATATTCAAATCTAGAATTACGAAGTCGGGAAGGTATTGCAGATATTGGTTTAAAGCACCAGCTCCACAAGAAGCTTCTGCAATGACTGTATATTGGTTTGATTCATTCAAAATTGAAGTGATCCATTTTCGCATAAATTTTGAATCGTCTGCTAATAAAACAGTATTCATTTTATTCTCTCCTTTAGCATCTTTGGCAATTTAGGAAAGGCAGCCCGGCTATCATAGTTTAAACCTTAGACCCGTGGCTTTGCGTCTTTTACTTTCGTAAAATTTGCCATATATAGAATAGTACCATAATTAAACAAAGTTTTACATGTTTCGACAAAAGTTTACGGAATTGAAGGTTGGGGTTACATAGATTAAAATAGGAGTGATTAATATGCGCGCGAAAAATGTACCAGTAGATATGGATAATCGACAAATATCTGTCGATATAGAAGGTGATGAGCCTTTCTGTATTGTATATTCAGATGGGAAGGCCAAAATCACCAAGCTACCTACTCATGGTGAAACGAAGGTTATCACGCATCAAGGTAAGGTGAAGCGGGTAAAATTTGATGAGGGGGAAGAGTTTTGAATAAGTATCTTAATACTTTAATTACTGACCCTAGTTTTGTTGGGTCACTTATTGGATCTCTGATTACTGGAACAGTTGCTGTAATCATTTTAGGTATCCAAATAAGAGATAAAAATAAGACTATTAGAAGTGAAGAGAATAAAAAATTTGTAATTGCTGTAGAATTAATTAAAACACATATTCATTATACTCTATTGCAAATAGATGATATTTTAAAAACTGATGGGAATAATGTATCTTCGTTGGTTTTAACGCTTGATAAACATTTAATTGATACCAATAAATTGGTACACGAGGTTGATATCACAACTATTAAAGATTCTGTGTTTAAAGAATTTCAAATGGTGAGGGAGTGTATTAAAAGTCTGAATGACTTAACTCACGAATTAATTTCAGATCAATCAAATGATATAATATTAGATGAGAGTGACCTAGATTATATTAGTAATATTTATCAAAAATTAGAATCAGCTAATAAAATTTTAATAAATGAAGCCGAAAAATCTAAAGAAAAAATTAAATAGTTCTACCAGCCAACTGGAGGACACTGATTAAGTAAGTTGCTAGATGCAGCTGCTTGATTGGTGTCCTCTTTTTTATTCAAAAGGGGTGAAGATATTGCGAAAGATGAAATACACAATTAAGCATACAGTGCATCCACATCGAAGAGACAAACGAACAGGTCCTTTGAATCCAGTTAAGCCTAGTGAGTATTTTAAGTATTTAGCAGGTGAGTTTAATCGAAAGGATGATCAATATGAATCTAAAAACGATTGAAAACATGATTAGTGATTACCATTGGATGATTCGTGAAGTTGATCGTTTAGCTCAAGTTTTATGGGGTTCAACGCAACATCGTAGTGAAGGAGTATCACAATATGGTTTAGCGTCTGTTATGCCAAATGGATCTCCAGGGAAGAGTCAAGTGGAATTAGATGCTATGGATCGTCAAGATAGAAAACGTTATGAACGTTATGTGCGCTTTAAACAAATGACATCAGCTGTTGAACATGATATTGAATTGCTAGATGACGAGTTTTTAAGAACAATCTATGACTGTATGATGGAAGGCATGAGTTATCGCGCTATAGGCATGCACCTAGGGATTGCACGTCGAACTCTTTACAACAAAAAATATACCATTTTGCACACTTTGCACACATTAGACCAAAGTAGCCAGATTATACACTTTTTGCAAAGCCAAAAAAATGCTGTTTAAAATAAGTTAACGCGTATGTTAATAATTAATATTCGTGACATAACATGCCTAGCCTTCGATACGTTGTTTAGCACTCTCCCTTTATGATACGTAATCGTTGGCTGGGTGTTTTTGATGAATAAATTTTGTGCAGGATTTTCCTCTTAATTGTCGAATGTTGGGAATTAAGAGGGGGGTAAAAATGAGTTTGTACAGTTTTGCGAAAGATGCTGCTAAAGTAGCAAAAGACGCTGGTAATATAGAGTTGTATTCACAGATTTTAGAGATTCAAGAAAGGGCATTAGAGTTACAAAGTGAAAATGAGATACTAAAAAAAGAAATTGAGGAATTGAAAGATAAAGCTCAAATCGAAAATTCGTTGTATATAAAGGGGCATTTTTATTACAGAGAAATGCACGGGGAAATATATGGCCCTTATTGTACAGTTTGTTGGGATAATAATAATAAACTTATTAGAGCTCATGTGAGAACGAACTTACACGGAAGAAATATTGCACATTGTCACGTGTGTAACTTTTCTTCAACGTATTTAGGTTAATGTTTAAGCACCCATAGCGGTGCTTTTTATTTTGATTATAATAGAAGTTAAGCTTTATGTGGTAGGTTGATGGCTAGAAAATAACCTTTGATCATCATTAATACAAAGCATATTCTTATATGGAGATACAATCCAATTAGTGATAAAATCCTAGGTATAGTTAGCAGTACATAGGGAGGATTTAATTATGAAGGTACAACCTAAGATGACGTTCGCCATTATTATGGGAGGAATTTTTATACTTATTGGAGTTATAGGAATGATAGTAATCGTTGCTTCATTTGATTATGGAACATACAACGAATTGAACAGTGAATCTTCATACTGGTTGACTGAAGAAGATAAGCAACAGTTAAACGTATTAAAGAATGAATTAATGACAACGTGGGTTCTTGGTATTGGTACTTTGGTTGTCAATTTAGCTATAGGCTCAGTTTTAATCACGTTAGATCGAATATCAAAATTACTTGAAAATATAAGAGATCAGAAATAAGTAAATAAAAAGGAAGAAGAGGCATCCTGATACGGGGTGTCTTTTTTATGTGGTGATAAACATGCAATACCAAACTGATGCAGAACGCATGAAGTTTTACAAATCTAAACCTTGGCGAAAGCTTAGACAATCTATTTTAGAACGAGATAATTACGAATGCCAGGAATGTAAACGACAAGGTAAAGTATTCACAAAGCACAGTAAGCCTGGTAAACACAAAGTATTTGATGTTGATCATATCAAAGAGTTAGAAGATCATCCGGAATTAGCAATGGAACCGGACAACTTAGAAACGCTTTGCATCAGATGTCACAACCATAAGCACGGTAGATACGTTTGGAACGCTTTTCAATTTAAACGCAAGCCAACGAAATGGGATGATGACGAAAAATGGTAGCCCCCCCTTAAAAATTTCGAGAAATAAATGGCTCGGGGAAACGGTGCAGGGGGTAGGCTACTTTCTAGATTTATAACCCAAATTACGCGTAAGGGGGGTGGGATAATGTGCAGACTAAATTAAGAACCGACGTAGGCATTGATAAAATCAAGGATCAGCTGATGTCGAAGGTCGATACAACGGACCCTATTGAGGTTGAGAAAGTTGGTAGGTACTTAAGGAATATTGAGATGTATCGCAGAATGGAACGTACTGTCAAAGAAGAAGGTGTTTCCGTAACAGTTGAAAACGGTAATCAGTCATATATTAAATCCCATCCGTTGCTTGCGGAAATGAATAAGGTTAATGCAGCTATCATTAATATCGAAAAAACGTTCAACTTCATCGGTGGGGACGATGGTGATAAACCAAATCATACAGCAGAAGATTTGATATAAATGAAAATGAATAAGCATGTTAGTTTTTATATGAACCAATACGAGGCTGGCGAGATTAAAGTCAGTAAGTATGTGGTTCTTTTATTTTCTTATTTAAAAAACCATATCCTTAACCGAGATGATATCTATTTTGATGAAGATACCCATGAACGATATATCAAGTTTACCGAAAAGAATTACTTTCAATTGGAGCCTTTTCAAAAGTTTAAGACCGCCTTTGTTTTTTTATATTACAAAGATGGTGGACATCCTTTCTTTGATCAATTCTTCTTTTATGAAGCGAGAGGAGCTGGTAAAAATGGTTTGATATCATCGCTCGCAAACTTTTTCATCAGTGATCTACACGGGATTGATAATTACAATGTCTCGATCGTGGCCAATAGTGAGGAGCAAGCAAAGACTAGCCCTGACGAGATATACAACAAGATTGACCAAGCGGGCAAAGGTAGTGTTCTGCAATCTTTGTTTAAACATACAAAATCTGAAATCATCAGCAAAAATGGCAAAGGAAAGGTTAAATACCATACGTCAAATGCCAAGACAAAGGACAGTTTGCGAGACGGATGTGTTATCTATGATGAAGTTCATGAGTATGAGAACTCTGATATTGTTGATGTGTTTCAGTCAGGTCTAGGAAAAGTAAGGCATTCGCGAGAGTTCTTTATAACCACAGACGGTTTTGTTCGTGGTGGCTATTTGGATGATTTAAAAGAGCGCGCTGTCAAAGTATTAAATGGCGAGGCGCCTGAAGATCATTTATTTGTCTTTATGGCCACACTTGACGATGAAAAAGAAATGGACGACGAATCAAACTGGCAGAAAGCGAACCCCATGTTCCACCCGCCATTGAGTAATTATGCGCAAGAATTATTTAGAGTAGTCAAAAGACAATATATTACCTTAGGAAACTCTAAGCCATCAGCACGTATCAAGTTTATGACGAAACGAATGAACCACCCTGCAACTGATTTAACAACGTCTGTTGCGACATGGGAAGAGATAGAAGCTACTGATAGACCATTCCCTGAACTTGAACATCGTGTTGCTGTTGGCGGCCTTGATTTTGCGAGTATAAGAGACTTCGCATCTGTCGGGTTGCTATTTAAGGTTGGTGAGGATTATATTTGGAAAACACATTCGTTTGTAAGAAAAGGTTTCTTAGATGCTGTTGATCTGAAACCACCTATCCACGACTGGGAAAAAGAAGGCTTGCTGACTATTGTTGACGAGCCGGTTATTAACATCAGCCATATTGTGGATTGGTTTGTCGAAATGAGGGAGTTATATGGTGTGACTAGAATTGTTGCTGATACTTTCAGACTGGATATAGTGAAAGCAGCATTAGAAGATGCTGGGTTTGAATTGATTTATATACGGAATCCGAAAGCAATACACAGTAAATTAGCGCCAAGAGTGGAGAGTATATTCGCTAATCGGCAAGTTATTTATGGTGGCAATCCTCTAATGAAGTGGTTCACGAATAACGTGTACGTCAAGATTAAGAAAGATGGTAACAAAGAGTATTTGAAAAAGGACGAAGTGAGACGTAAAACAGATGGTTTTCAGGCGTTTATTCATGCGTTGTTTGAAGCGGATAATGTTCTTGAAGATGACGGAGAATTCTATCTTGTCGATATAGACTTTTAGGGGGTGATTAAATTAGGACTGCTAGACTTATTCAAAAAGAACAGTGAACTGGACCAAATGTATGACTTAGATTTGCTAGAAAATACATCAGAGCGTGCTCACCTCAAACGGTTAGCGATCGAAACGTGTGTGAATATGATTGCCAGGACGATAAGTCAATCTGAATTCAGAATCAAGAAAGGTGGAGAAGTGCAATATGATGAATTTTATTATCACTTAAACGTAAGACCGAATCGAAACCAGTCTGCTAGTCAGTTTTGGCAAACAGTTGTTCATAAACTTATTCACGATAACGAATGCTTAATCGTCAAATCAGACAGTGATGATTTATTGATAGCTGATGATTTTTATCGGGTGGAATACGGTCTTGTAGAAGATACATTCAAGTCTGTGACGGTTAAAAACTTCATGTTTAAAAGAACGTTTTCAGCGAGTGATGTTATTTATCTTCAGTACAGTAATGAGGATTTATCGCGTTTGATTAATAGTATATTTGAAGATTACGGCGAGCTGTTCGGTAGAATGATTGAATACCAAAAATACAAAAACCAAGTGCGTGCTACCGTGGATTTAGAAAACGTCAATTCAAAAGATCCAAATACTCAACAAAGATTGCAAAACTTTATTGATCGAATGTATGAATCGGTTAAAAAAAGAACGTTTGCTATTGTGCCACAACAAAAAGGCTTCGTTTATAACGAACGAACAGCATCAGCTCAAGGTACCAGTAATGTAGATGAAATTAATAAAGTCACAAATGGTTTCTTGGATCATATCGCTAAAGCTCTTGGCATTCCCGTTGCCTTGATTCACGGGGATATGGCAGATGTTGAGAAAAACACACGTAACTACATGACGTTTTGTATCGATCCTTTACTACAAAAAATTAAAGATGAACTTGCTGGTAAGTTCATTGATAAGAAAGATTTTTTGAATGGTGAACGGATTGATATTAGACGGGTTTCTTATCGTGATTTATTCGATCTAGCTTCAGCTGTTGATAAACTTGTTTCTTCATCTGCATTTACTGGAAATGAAGTAAGGGAGGCTGCGGGATATGAACGATCAAATGATGAGTTGCTGGACAAACATATTATCACCAAGAACTACACTGAATTAGCAGATTTACTTGAAGGGGGTGATGAAGAATGAATTGGAAAGATGAAATCAAAAACATGAAGAACAAAAAGGCTGATATTCGTTTTGAAGCTGATGGCGATAGCAAAGAAGCAAAGCTTTATATTTATGGCCCAATTGGCGGTTTTTTATTTAGTGAAAATAGTGCGCAAGGTATTAAGCGTCGTTTACAAGAAACGGATGCTAATACGATTCATGTGCATATCAATTCACCAGGCGGATCCGCGTTTGATGGCGTAGCCATTGCGAATCAATTAAAGGCGCATAACGCTGAGATAAATGTTCATGTAGATGGTTTAGCTGCATCAGCAGCGAGTGTTATCGCTATGTCCGGTGATAAAATTATCATGCCTGAAAACACCATGATGATGATCCACCGAGCCGCAACGATTGAAATGGGAGACGCTAAAGTGTTTGAAAAAACAGCGAAAGACTTGCGGAAGATTGATACGGCTTTAGCAGCGTCTTATAAAGATCGTTTCGTTGGTGAAACGGAAGAGCTCAATCAATTGCTTGATGATGAGACATTTTTAACAGCTGATGAAGCTGTTGCTTTTGGTCTTGCTGATGTTGTTGGAGAAGAAATCGAAATCCCATCTCTTGAAGATGTAGATGAAGATAAAGAAGACAGTGAAGAATATGATAATTTCAAAGAGAAGCTTGTTGCCAAGTACGCAGCACAATCGAATTCACAACCAAATCAAGAACCACCTAAACCGGAGCCTACTCAAAACAATATGAGTAAGCTCTTTTTAAATTTATAACCAAAATGGAGGAATGAAAATGCCAATCAAATTTAACAATTTTGAAGAAAAGAAAGAGGCGTTCGCAAAAGCGACGAAAGAGGGTACTGAGGAAGAACAGTCAGAAGCGCTGAATAACATGTTGGAGTCGCTTGCTAATGATGTGCAGAATGATATTCTGAGCCAAGTTAATACAGAGATGGCGGATAACGTGGCTCTGCAATCCCGCGGTCAAAATGTATTAACTAGTGAGGAAAACAAGTTTTTCAATGCGGTTATTGAAGAGGGTGGATTCAAGGAGACGGAAACCCTTCCCGAAACAACACAGGAACGCATCTTTGAAGACATCGTGAAGGACCATCCTTTGCTAAGCGCTATCGGCATTCAAAACTTGGGCGCCGTTACTGAGTTTATCTATTCTAATGATCCAAGTGGTCAAGCAGTATGGGGGGCCGTTGTTTGATGAAATCAAAGGTCAGTTGAATGCTACGTTCCGCAAAGAGAAAATCGAACAGTTGAAACTTACAGCTTTTGTTCCAATTGCTAAAGATATGTTAAAACTCGGACCTGCATGGGTTGAGCGTTATGTCCGCACAATTATTTCAGAAGCGATGAAAGCTGGTTTGGAAAGAGGATATGTTGCCGGAAATGGTATGAATCAAAACGAACCGACTGGATTGCTTAAGTCGGTAAATAAAGATACAGGTGCTGTGACTGATAAAGCATCTGCTGGTAAGTTAACCTTCGAGCCTGGTCGTACAACGATCAATGAAATGAGAGATGTTGTTAAGAAACTGGCTGAAAAACTAGATAAAGACGGAAATGTGGCAGACCGTCCTCGTAAAGTTGCAGGCAAAATTGTGATGGTGACCAATCCGTTTGATACGTTCGATATCCAAGCGAACGCTACAATCCAAAACGCAAATGGTACTTATGTGACGAACCTACCATTTAATCCGACTATGACAGAATCTGTGTTCGTCCCTGAAGGTAAGGTTCTGTTCTTTGTTCGGGGTGAGTACATTGCTGCTGTTGGTGGCGGTATAGAAACGAATCGTTACCGAGAGACACTTGCTCTGGAAGATGCAGATGTATTTATTGCGAAACGCTTTGCGACTGGTAAACCAAAAGATAATAATGCCGCGCAAGTTTATGATTTGGACATTGACACAACAACAACGACTAGCACGACTTCAACAACAACTAGCGCGTAATGAGGTGATGTGATTGGAGCAAATCACAGATGACGTATTAAAACAATTCAAAGATCGCATGCGGATAACGCATAGTGCAGAGGACGACAATCTCAAACGATTGTTGTCCTTTTCTATTTCCGCGATTAGAAGCAGTTGTGGTCCGTTTGATATTAATGGAACTGAAGAAATGGATCAGCGTGCTAAGGAATTAGTCTTTGAGCGTACACGATACGCTTACAATGATGCGGTTGAATATTTTGAAGATAACTTTTTGAGTGATTTAACGAGTTTAGGTATATCACTCATCACGACAACAACGACAACAACGTCAGAAGGGTGAGGCTATGCGAGAGTATGAATACAAACCGCCTCGCGTGCATTCGGGTGAACTGAGAACGCCCGTGATTTTTTATGAGTATGTGGCCTATGATGGACCTGAACCTGGCACAGAAAAGAAGCAATTGTTATTTAATTCATGGGCCAAAATTGATGAAGTGTGGTTACGTGATGCGGAACTGGCCAAATCAAATGGAACGCTATCGGATATCACAATCATCATTCGGGATCCGCAAGGCGATTATATTCCAACGAATAAGCACTATGTTGAGATTGATGCACCTGAATACAGGGATAAACATTACAACATAAAGGAAGCGCAACCGGATATGCAGAACAAAGATTTCATAAATGTGATTGCGGAGTTGAGATCATGAGTGTAGAAGTAACTGGAATGGATAAAGTCCTCAGAAGTTTGGAAGAAGAATTAGGCGAAAAGGCAGTACAACAAATAAGTGATGCGGCTTTAAACGATGCGGCTCAACTATTTCTTGCTGAGTTAAAAAGGCAATTTGAGCCCTGGTCTGACAAAGGTCATTCCATCCTAGAAATGACCTTGTCAAAACCTTATTGGGAAGGCAATGCACGAACAATAAAGGTTTACTGGCAAGGGCCTCATGATCGTTACCGCATTATTCATTTAAATGAATTTGGAACGGTTAAAAATCCTAACCCTGCAGGTAAAGGTGCAATCGCACGTGCTTTGCGTAATTCTGAAAAAGCTTATCATAATGCGATTCGCCGAGCGGTCGAAAGGGGGCTGTGATGTTAGATCAAATTTATGATGCTTTAATTGAGGATAGTTTGATTAATGACAAAGCAAGTGGTCGTATCAAATATTATCAATATCCAGAAACAAGTACGCTACAGGAAACCCACATTATTATTGATCCTATTGACTCACCGGTTCCGAGCGAATATGCAAGCAATCAATGGTTGATGGAAGATTTCATGTATCAGGTTGAAGTTTGGTCTAAAAACAGATCAGATCGTGACGTGGTTGCTAATCGAATCCAGCAAATTATGTGGGATTTAAGTTTCTATAATTATGGTGGCGGTATCGATGAATGGGATAAAGATTTAGATATTTATCGTGATGCAAGGCGTTATCGCGGTAAAAAATATGTTATTTAAGGAGTGATTGAAATGCCAGAAGAAAAAAATTATAAAGCATCAACAGGTGTTGAGGAACTTTATTATGCTGTTCTAGATGATAGCATTGCAAGTATTATCAAAGATGATGTGGATTATGTCGATTTTGTTCAAACGATTACGGTTGAAATGCCACAAGAAGCCGTGCGCGCTTATGGTAGTAATAAGACAGCAGAGATCGCTGTGTCTAACGGTAACGTCAGCGTGACAGGTGCTTTTCATAAATTACCGTTCCAAGTTAAACAAGTGATTCTTGGGTTAGAAACTGTAGAAGGCCTTTCGTCTTATGGTGCTGGTGACAACCCACCATATGTTGCTTGTGTGTTTGCAAAGACGCATGAAGATGGTTCGAAAGAGTGGGTCGGTTTAACGAAAGGGATATTTATGCGACCGAACATTAATGCGGAAACGAAGAATGACTCAACATCTTTTAGTTCAGAAGAAATCACGGGTCAATTTATGGAACGTGAAGTCGAAGGGTTTGAAAAAGATAAAACGGTCGTGTTTGGATATGATGAATCAGGTGAAACGACAAATCGAGATGCGTTATTCCAAAAAATCTTTGGTGTAGCTTATCCGGGTACGACAACCACAACCTCTAGTACAACAACGACAACTACTAGCGCGTGATAGTGTATGAAGTACATTCTATGTCAGCCAGCTATTAAACGGTTTGAGTGGGAACTCGAAGTTTGTATCTATCGAATGCAGCAGTTAGGAATTCACGATATCGTCTTGTTGTTTGCGCAGCAGGACGATCGTGTTCCTCAATTTTTGCGCGAGAACTATGGTGTTGAAACACATGTTTATTCTGATAATCGACAAGACAAATCGTATATTCCATCTATTAAGCCTTATCTATGGATGTGTTATTTAGAAGAAGATTCATCTCGAGAAGATGAGTCTTATTTTTATTTAGATAGTGATGTTTTGTTAAGAGAAATTCCAGATGTTAATCCCACAAAAGATACGTGGTACGCATCTTATTGCGAGAGTTATTTAAGTGTTGATTACATCGATAGTAAAGGTGATGACTTACTAGATCGTATGTGTGGTGTAATTGGTGTGGATACCAAACTCATCCGTGAAGAAAACCCAATAGGTGGAGCACAATGGGTCATTAAAAATCCTACTCATGCCTATTGGAAAAAGGTATATGAAGATTCGGTTAATTTATATAACTTTTTATCATCGGTCGAACGTGAATATGCACGCAAACATGATTCCAATTACACACCAATCCAAAAGTGGACAGCTGAAATGTGGGCTCAACTTTGGAATGTGTATTATTTCAACAAGGATGTTATCGTCTCGAGCGAACTTGATTTCAGTTGGCCAACGGATGATGTGAGTGAATACTATCAAAAGAAAATTTATCATAATGCTGGTGTTCTTAATGATCACCAGCAATTATTTTTTAAAGGCAAGTATACGCATAAAAAACCATTTCAAGATTCTTTTAACCACGTTGATTCAACCAAAGCGTCGATTAAATATGTCGAGGCAATTCAGGAGGTGGCACAAATGGCTAAGCAAAAATATGAAGTGATTGAAAGCTTTCGTGATTTAGAAGAAGATAAAGAATACTTTAAAGGGGATCGTTTTCCTAAACCTGCGAATAAGAAAGTAAGTCAAGAGAGATTAGACGAACTGTCGTCTTCGGATAATAAAGCAGGACGACCGCTTATCCAACAATCAGAATAGGAGGAAGAACATGGCTGACTTAAAACGAAATATGATTGAAATTGTTACAGATGTTAAGCAAGGTGAACTGGTGACCGAAAAATACTTAACACCGTTATTCATTCCACTTGAAAAAGTTTATGAAGCTGTGGATCTTTTAGAATATATTGAAATGTATGCTGGGACTGCAGAAGGTGAACGTGATTGTATTAAACGTATGCTGACATTTGTAGTTGATGTTTATGGTAATCAATTTACAGAAGAACAGCTGTATAACGGATTACATGCGCCAGAAGCACTGACGGATTTGCAAAAGCAAGTGATGTTTATTGCGCGTGGTTTCCAAGATGATGATAAAAAAAAGCAAGTCGAACAGATGACGAAGTAAATAGCGATTACACATTCAAAGATATCAAAGATGACTTAGATCAGATGATCGTGAAAATGATGAAAAATGGTAAAGACATCAATGAGATTTTAAAAATGCCATATCACTTTGTGGTTGAACTGTTTAAAGAAGAACGCAAACCATCTGAAACGACGTCGCTTATTTCAGCTTTCGGTGGTTAGAAAGGAGGGTAATTCGTGGCCAAACGTGTTGAAGGATTATCCATTGATTTAGATTTAAATACGCAAGCTTTAAATCGTGGATTGAAAGGCGCAAAAGACCAACTCAAGACGGTTAATAGTGAAATGAAATCCAACATGTCTGCTTTCGATCGTGGCGATCGTTCCGTTGAAAAATACGAAAGACGGTTGCAAGGTTTAAACAAGAAGTTACAAGCGCAAGAAAAAGTTACATCAGAAGCGCGCAAAGAGTACGATCGTATGGTTGAACAACATGGTGAAGGTTCTAAAGAAGCGGAGAAAGCAGCAAGAGAATATAATAATCAAGCCGCTGCGCTCAACAATCTTGATCGATACGTGAATGATGCAACGCAAGAATTAGAAGATATGCGTGAAGAACAGGAACGTGCTAATTCTAAATGGGGTAATCTATCATCAAACCTGGATAATTTTGCGGGTCAATTAGATACAGCTCAAGGTAAAATGAATGAATTTGGCGACACGATGTCATCACGCGTTACAGCCCCAATTGTTGGTATGGGAGCCTTGGCAGTTGAGTCCACACGTGAATTTCGCGAACAGATGGCACGTTTAGAAACGAACGCTAAAGATGCAGGTGTTGGCATTGATACTACGCGTGAAGCTATGCGTGATTTAAGCGGTGTCTCGAAAGAAACCGATTCAAACGTTGAAGCTTTATCGAACCTACTAGCAACAGATATGAATGAGAGCCAAATGCAACAAACCATTGATAATCTATCAGGTGCTATCGTTAAATTCCCAGACACACTTAAAATTGAAAGTTTAGCTGATGGTTTACAAGAAACCGTTGCTGCAGGCAAAGCGGTTGGACCATTCGCTGAACTCTTAGAACGAATGGGTGTTGATCTGGAAACATTTGAGGAAGGTTTAGCCGAAGCGAAAGAAGACGGTGACGAACTTAACTACACCTTAGATACATTAAATGATCTGGACTTATCAAAAATGAATAAAGAGTTCAGAGATTCTAACAAAGAATTAGTTGAGCATCGTGAAGCGCAATATGATTTTCAAGAGTCGTTTGCGGAACTAGGCGAAAAACTAGAACCGATCGCGACTGATATTACAGAACGAGTCATTGAAGTAGTCGAAGCATTTAATGACTTAGAACCAGCTACCCAAAATAACATCATTAAATTTGCAGGTTTAGCTGCAGCAGTTGGACCAGCCTCTAAAGTTTTAGGTGGTTTGACTGGTGGTGTTAAAGGTGTCGTTAAACAAGGCGGTAAACTAGCATCGGTTATGGGCAAAAAAGGTGGAACAGGTCTTCTTGGTAGCCTTGGCATGTTAGGGAAAACTGGCGTTGCTGGTTTAGCTGTTGCGGGTGTTGGTGCGCTTGGTTATGGCATATATGAATTAGTCGAGAACAGCAGAGAAGCGAAAGAGGTTAATCTCGATTTAGCTCAATCGTTTAGTGATCAAGCCTCGAATCTCCAAGATAACGTTGAAACGTTTGAAAACCTAACAGAAAAATCGAAATTGAGTAATGATGAACTTGCTCGATTAAATGATCTTAATCAACGCATTTCAGAATCCAGTAATCCAGGCAAAATTGATGAATTGCAAAAACAATATGACAACCTTGCACGTGAATCAGGTTTATCGAAACAAGAAATAGAGAATCTTTTTGATGCTAACAAAGAAATCATCGATCAAACGCCAGATGTTGAAAAAAGTGTTTCGAAACAAGGTAATGCTTTTGTTGATAACACAGAGAAAGTAAAAGAGCACATCGATGAATTAAGGAATTTATCGGAAATTCAATTAAAAGGTGAAAGAGCTAAGTTACTGGAACAAGAGGAAGAAGCGCGTAAAGAAATCAACGAACAAACCGATAGATTAGAATTTAAAGAAAAGCGACTATCTTTTCTTTACGAAAACCGAAACTTGTCTACGGAAGAATTAAAAGATCGACTATCTGAAGTAAATGAAGAACTAGATGGAGTTAACCGTAATTCAGAAAAAGGTATAGAGCTTGACCGAAAACAAACAGATTTGCGAAAAATTATGCAAGAAGAAGTCGGAAAAACCGTAGAACAACTGCAAAATGAGAGTGACGAGATTCAAAACAATATTGATAAAGAGCAAGAAAAGATTGATAAGTTAAAAGCGACAAACCAACAAATTGCAAACATTTATTTGAAAAACGTTGATATCAATAAAGAAGGCGAAAAAGGTCTTAAAGCTCTTGATAAAACCCTGGAGAAAAACAAACAAGAAATTGACGATTTACAAACGAAAATAGAAGAAGGCGGAAAGCTTACTCAAGAAGAACAAGATAGATTAGGTAAATTACAAGAAACAGTGACAGAACAAGAAAATGCTAAGTTAAAGATTTTCGAAGAGTTAGGTTTGTACAAAGACATTAACTCAATTCTTGAAACGAAACTAACGAAACTGTCCAGAGAAGAACAACAGAAGATCATGAACCTTGCCAAAACTAGAGATATTGATGTTGAGGAAGGTAATATTCTTGGAAAGATTCAACAGAAAAACCAAGAACTTATCGAAGAAAGAATAAATCTTGAAAAAAATTTACAAAAGCAAGGTGCTAATAAAGATGAAATCAACAAACAGATAGAAGCTATAGATCGGAAAATATTAAAAAACGATCAAGTTATCCAGGACATACTAAAAGAAGCTGGTCTGTGGGACCAAGTTAAAGACGAAATAAATTTAGGAAAACAAGCTATAGATGGCCAAGGTGAACAAATAGATCAGAATAATCGTAAAACGGAGCGAGGTGTTCAAAAGGAAAAAGAACGTACCAAAGAAGCTTCAAAAGACGTTGATAAAGATGTAAACGTGGATGACAACGGAACAGCTGATCAAGTTCATGGCGAAGCCACAAAAACAGGAACCAAAGATGTTGGTGTTGATTGGTTTGATTGGAAAGGGTCTAGTGTTTGGGATTTAGTGCCTAACGTTGTCAGCGTGGGTGTTAATTGGATAGGTAATGCACTTGGATTCGGAAGGAATGCAGATGGCACAAATTACTTCAACCATCCTACCGGCATGTCTTGGTTAGGTGAAGAAGGACCAGAACTTGTTAAGCATAAAAATAACTGGGCATTAGCCGATTTCGGCCTATACGACGTACCTAGAGGTGCGCAGATATTTACGAATGAGGAATCAAAAAGCATCATGAATGCAATGAATAGTATTCCTGCTTATGCAAGTGGGATTAGTGCTCCGGGTGAAGCGAATCGTGTGGTTAATCAATTAAACAATCAATCTATGCAAGGTGAAGCGGTTGTCTATACAACTGTTATTAATCAAATGGATAGTGAAGAGTTAAGTAGACACACATATAAACAAATCACCGAACTACAAATGCTTGATCAAGAAATAGAGGACAGTTTTAAGTAGAAGGGAGGTATTTAAGATGACAACAATGACTTTTAATGGTGTGACAAAACCTTGGTTAATTATCCGTGATGGAAGACAAAAATCACCATTCCCGCCCATCAACAATAATTTACTGAGTGTGCAAGGAATGCCTGGAGCTTATCTTGAATCTACAGAAGTTGATGTTTTGTATATTACACAACCAATCGGTTTTATTGCAGAAGATGATGATGACGCACAAGCCAAAACGGATGAACTTTCAGGCTGGTTGTTAACAAGTGAACCAGTTCCTCTCCAATTCAGTGATGAACCTGGACGAACTTATTACGCCAAAATTGATGGGGATATGTCTGACTTTAATAAGTTTGCTCGATTGAGAAGAGGGACGATTACTTTTGTTTGTCCTAATCCCTTTGCACATGGGCCAGAAAAATCTTATACATTTTCCTCTGATGAAGAAGCTATAGAAAATGAAGGAACAGCCGAAGCAGAACCAATTTTTGAAATGGAAGTGACACAATCAGTCACATTTGCGATGATTCAAAATCACCTAAATGAATATATGATGATTGGCCAACCTGTTGATGTTGAGTCAATTGAATTTCAGGAGAAGGAATTAATTTTGCAAGATACAATGGATTCTTTGACCGGATGGACTGAAGGCACACAATTAGATAACGGAACGCCTTCTGGTTCTATGACTGTCGATAATTCGAGACTTGTTGTGGGTGATTGGGGGACTGAAGCAGGAACAGCTAAGTGGTACGGTCCTGCTATTAAGAAAAGTTTATCTGAGCAATTGCAAGATTTTAGAGCTGAAATGCGTATTGAGAACATTGATGATGCGAGCGAAGTAGGAAAAGTCGAAATGTATTTTTTAGATGTGAATGATCAAATTATTGGTCGCATTACTTTGAAAGATGCGTGGCAAGGTTATCAACGTAATCGCGGTGAAGCAAGAGCTGGTAATGCTAGCAATGGACACTACTTATTAGACGAAAGTTACGCTGGAGCATGGCACGATTTTATCGGCATTTTAAGATTAGAAAGAAGAGGCAACGAATGGACATCTTATATTTGTAAAGTAAGAGAAAACGGGGAGCATCACGCAAGGGAAACAAGACATTTTTCAGATGACGAATATCTTTATATGGATCAATTAGCACAAATCCAGATAGCGATTACAAAGTTTGGTGATTATGAGCCGACACAAGCGGCAGTTCGTGATTTAAAAGTATGGAAACTGAATGATCCATCGGATTTTGAAATTCCCTATATTGCTAACCAAGGTGATCGAATAACATTTGATCATACAAATAATGGGGAAGTCAGAATCAATGGTGAACCATTTGAAAACATCATAATGGGTTCATCTTTTTTTTCGTTGAAGCCAAAGACTAATCAGTTAGTGGTGCAGCCGAATAATAGCTTTAATACAAGTCTTAAGTACCGTCCACCTTATAAGTAGGGAGGTGATGAAACGTGAGCATGATTTATATCGTAGACGGTCAAAATGATCGTATTTTAAGTCATATTAGATACAAATATCTTTTAGAAAATGATCATACAAAATCAAAAGAGGATTGGCTTGAAACATTTCAATTTACGACTTTTGCAGACCAACCTTTTTCTGAACATTTGACCAAGCGTAATAAGATTTTAATACCAGGTGAAGATGATGAACTTATCGAATTCACCTTATTCAGAGTTAATAAAGTACGCAGAAAAGGTCGCTTGGTCATTAAATGTTATAGTCGTGCAAGTTACTTAGACTTAAAAAAATCTAAGTCTATTGACGTAGGAGAAACTGATGCAAATAGTGCAGAATTGCATACTATCAATGCTTTAGCCAACACCCCATATCAAGCTGGGCAAATCGCCTTTAAAGGTGTCGGTACTATAATGTTTGATGATGCAATCAAACCATTCAATTATATAAAGCGTATTGCCAGTGAATTTGAATTAGAGCCTCGATTTCGTGCTCAAACATCTGGTGGAAAAATCATTGGTCGATACGTCGATTTAGTTGATCGAGTAGGTGAATTTCGAGGTAGAACAGCTGAATTTGGCTCAGATATTGAAACGTTAAAACGAAAAGAAAACACAAAAGATGTGGTTACTGCATTACGTTGTTTCGGTCCAGAAAGAGAGGATGGAACAAGGCTGATTGTAGAAGTGACAGATGAAGAAGCTTTGCAACGTTGGGGGATGAATGGCCAACATTTATGGGACGACTATGAGCCTCGATCAACTATTCAAGAAATGACAGAAGAAGAGTTGATGGGATATGGTCGCACAGAACTAGACAAACGAATTAATGCTGCAGTTGATTACGAAATTGACATCATAGATTTAGAACATGTTCCTGGACTAGAAAATAAAAAGACGCGTTTCGGTGACACAATTCACATTAAAGACACAGGATTTACCCCTCCTTTATATGTGGAAGCGCGTATTTTTAAATTTAGTAGAGATATCAAAAATAAAGCTAGAAAAAGAATTACGCTTGGAGACTTCAAAGAATTCACAGAAGAAGAAGTCGATGCTGCCTGGAAACAACTGCAATCTGAAATCGCTAAAAAAATTGACGCTGCTCAAACGTATGATAAAACGACGATTGATAGTAAAGACCAAACGGTTTTCGAAGATGGTAAGACGTTTGCAGAAGTGCAAGCTAGCTCTGCTGAGGACAATGCCAAGGCGCATGCAAACACGGTCGCAAATACGGCTGAATCAAACGCAAAGAGCCATGCTGACACAGTAGCTAGTAACGCCGAAAATAACGCTAAAGATTATGCTGTTGCTCAAGAAGATTATGATAGTAAGATGACTGAAATCGCGAATGATTTAAGCGATAAAGCAGGCATTGAGTATGTGGACGGTGAATTGCAGTTAAAGCAAGGCGAGATTCCACAGCAAGACACCGCGCCAAGTAGTCCGAACACCGGTATGTTATGGCTTGATACGTCGAAGACAGTAAACGTCATGAAACGTTATGACGGTTCGGGCTGGGTTAAAGCCACGCCAACGGACGCAAGCGAAGTCGGTTCTTATACGATAGCCGAAGTTGATAATGCGCTATCAAACAAAGTCAGTGTAACGCAATATGACTCGGATATGGACGGCGTGATTAGCGACATTAATAGCAACAGCACATTAATCGGTCAAAACGAGGACGCTATCGCATTGAAAGCGGATAGTAGCCGGGTTGATACACTTGAGGGTACGGTTAGCAACCATAGCACTGAATTATCAGTTATGAGTGATGAAATCGAATTAAAAGCTGAAAGTAGTCGTGTTGACACACTAGAAGGTACTGTCGATAATCATACAGCCGAATTAAGTGTCATGTCTGACGAAATCGACTTACGAGTCGAAAAAGATGGCGTAATAGGTTCTATTAATCTCTCAGAAGAAGATCTAAAAATTGACGTCGAACAAATCGCTATACAAGGTGACTTAGCAGTAAGTGAAGGTAATCTCGTTTTGAAAGATGGTTCGGTTACAGCACCTAAAATTTCATCCAGAGAAATAACATCTGAAAAGTTACTGCTTGGTAATTTTGATAACATGTTAGAAAATCCTAACTTCTTGAATAACATAAGCCCACACGATTTACAGAGAGGTTCATGGACGTTGGATAATAACAAGAGCCATACAGGGAAAACATCATTAAAATGTACAGGCGTTGATACAGGTGATGAGGCTAGGGTTTATTTAGGTGGTGCTGACGCGATTGTTGTACAAGAAGGCGAAGAATATCAGTTTTCAACTCATGTTATCAAAACAGGGAACAGCCCACACAATGACATGGTTGTTTCGTTGCGTTTCGCGGATGAGGATCTCAACTTTGTTGGTTATGAAGGTACAACGTGGTTTTACTCAAATGATTTTAGCCACAATGAATGGACACAAATCAACGTGACGGGCAGAGTGCCTGACGGTGCCTTTTATGTACAACCAACGATACGGATCATGGATGATGGAAACAACCCAAGTTATCAAATTGATTCGGTCAAGCTCAAAAGTCTAGTTGATGGGAAGTTAGTAGCAGGCACTATTGAAAGTGTTGATATTAATGGTTCGACGTTTACAGCTCAAAGTGGTGAAGATGGTTATGTGCGTATTAACGATCAGGGTTGGTATGTCGTTGATGCTAATGACAATATCCGAATTGGCATAAATACAACAAGTCAATCATGGTCGCAACCAGCGCCTTCGACAATATGGTTTTTCCAACCTGACGGTGAATATGTTAATGAATCATATGTGGGGTACGGTAGTGATGATGTTTTTGCAATGTATTCAGATAGTAAAATCATCATAACAGCACCAGATATACAAATGAGCCCTATAACAAGCGATTTAGATGTCCAAGCTAAATTAACAATTGAACGAAGTGGTTCAAGCTTTAATCTTAAATCAGAAGGAACGGGCACGTCAGCAACCACTTATGTTGACTTTATTGATGCAAACAGTGATCGGTTAGGTTATTTTGGCTATGGTTCAACGGGCAATACCGTTTTCTATATATCGAATAACATTGGTGATGAGGTTCGCATTGTCGGCGATATGAACGCAACAGGCTCAAAGTCGGCGATTGTTGATACCGAAAACTATGGTAGTCGTAAGATGTATGCAGTGGAAGCGCCAGATGTACGTTTTATGGATGTGATTGAGGTCACACTTAGTCAAGGCGAACATTGGGTTAATTTAGATCCAATATTTGCTGAAACCATTAACGGCTACTCAGTATTTCCGATCGTTCAGAATGGTGGTCAAGTTCGAATTTTAGAGCGTGAAAATCAACGCTTTAAAGTTTATGTAGCAGACAATAATACAGAAGTTGCTTGCTGGGTTTACGGCAAGCGAGAAGGTTATGAGGATATTTATTTAGAACAAGTTGAGGAGGTTGCATAATATGCAAGTCAAAATTAAAAACGCGACATTAGGGCAGGCCATTGACCTGCTCTTTAATTTGTCTTTAAGAGGTAAAGAATCGAGGCATCGCACTAAATTCATTAAGAAGTTAGGGGAGCGTGTGAAAGAAGTTGAAGAGCAACGTAAGCAGCTTGCTAAAGAACATTCCCATTTAGATGATGAAGGCAACCCGATCATGAAGGAAGACGGTAAAAAATACGACATCAAAGACTTTGACGCTTTTCAAAAAGATATTGATGAGCTTTATAACGAAGAAATGGTGATCGATGGCGGTGATAACCAGGACATGTTGAAAACGGTTAAAAAGGTATTAGAAGAATGTAATGTTGCGTTTAGTGGCAATGAAGCTGTGATCTATGATTATTTATGTGATCAATTTGAGGAGGCTGAAAACCATGATTAATAATATGGAGATTAAAGTAAACAACATTCAATTTGTTTCTTCTGGTGAAGAGGAAAAGGTTCATATTCATTTTAGAGGGAAGGATCCAGAAAACGAATTAAATTTAAGTGGTTATGTACCCGTTACCGTTACGGAATACGAAAATAATTCGTCTATTGATGACATGCAGCAACTGGTTAAAGATAAGGTGTTGGAGCGTCTTGCATAAGGCGCTTTTTATTATGTCTTAGGGGGTAAATTGTGGATGTTGTAAACAACGCAAAAATGACGACAGCTGGGGTGGCAGTTGTGTTTTCGTGGTTATTTGGTGAGTGGTCCGTTTTATTAGGCGCACTCATCTTTTTTGTAACATTTGATTTTCTAACAGGCATCTTGGCATCTGGCTATGAAGGCAAGCTGAAAGCGGATATTGCATTTTGGGGTATTCCTAAGAAGATTATGATCTTTGGTTTGGTTGCAGCAGCACAGATCATTGACCAAGTGTATTTATTTCAAATAGGAAATCCAATCGTTGTTGGCCAAATGGAATTAAGCGTCATGGCTGCGACGATTTTTTATTATCTGGTGACTGAGTTCATTAGCATCAGTGAGAACTTAGGGAGATTAAATGTGCCAGTGCCACCGCCGTTAAGAAAGTCTATTGAGTTTTTTAAACAAAGATAAGGAGTGATTGAAATGATTGATGAAATGAAAAAGAACGGCGAAGAACGCCGTTCAATCACCTCTGAAATAGGTGATACGAAGATTAAACAAACTTCAGATCAAATTACTATAACAGCGAAAAAAATGTGATCGACCAGGGTGATTAATAGTTTATCCTATTCGCTTCTTAATCAATAATTTTCACGGTTTCACCATCTTCTTGAAGTTCAAGAGTTTTGTTACAATCAATTTTTATATTACCACCTTCTTGGTGATATTTAATGATTGTTCCGTCGTCATATTCGCTTGACGAAATTAATTTTCCAGGTTTAGACTCATGAATTTTGGAATTAACAAGTTTCCGACCTTCAGGTAGTATATTCATTTTCATAATTTTCACCTCCCTTCCTACGCGGACTTTCGACAAGAAGGGAGGAAATTCCTACTAAATATAAGGAGTGATTTAAATGCAAGATTTAAGAGGTAAAACAATGGGCGGTCACAGTAAACGCTCATTAAATCAAGTTAACTTTATTGTGCGTCACCATTCAGCAACACAGAGTGGTGACGTTTTTAAGTTCGAGGACTATTGGAAGTCAAAAGGTTGGCAAACAGGTGGCTATCATGAAGTCATTTTACGTGATGGCGATTTTCAGCTTAACTATGATGAAAACGTGATCACAAATGGTGTAGGTGGCCATAACACTGAAAGCTATCATATTTGTTTGGTGGGTAATGGTGACTTTACTGAAGCGCAAGAACAGACATTTAAAGAACGTGCTAAACGTGCAATGGATGTATTTGAATTGAGCGTCAATGATGTGATTGGACACAATGAATTTTCTAGTGCTAATACATCTTGCCCAGGTATCAATATGGATGATGTGCGAGCTGATCTAAAAGGTTCTTCTAATCAATCGTCTGATAATGACTTATTGCGTAAAGGCGATGATGGAAAAGAAGTTAAGCAGCTGCAGCAAGAATTACTAGATGCAGGAGAAGAACTACCGCAATATGGCGCGGATGGCCATTTTGGTGACGAAACAGAAAAAGCTGTTAAGAGCCTGCAGAGAAAAGCAAGTATTACGATTGATGGGATCGTTGGGCCAAATACTCGTGATGCCCTAAATAATCAACCATCTAGCAACCACAATTTGCCGAATGGCATTTATCGTGAGGGAAATCGAAGTGGAGCGGTTAAGAAAATCCAAGAAGCATTAAACGCTGCTAACTTTAAAGTTGGTCCGGTTGATGGCATTTATGGTCCAAAAACAAAAGATGCTGTAGAGCGTTTCCAGAAGGTCTACTTACCATATGAAGTAGACGGTATTTATGGACCAAATACGAAAGATAAATTAGAGGAGGTTCTATAATGGAGGTTATGGATTATGTAGTTGAGAAAGCGCTGATTTTGATTCCAGTGCTCATGGTCTTAGGCAAAATGATTAAGAACATGGAAGTCGTACCAAACAAATTCATACCGGGCATTTTATTAGCGATTGGCTTAGGCCTGTCGCTACTTTTATTTGGTTTGAATGTTGATGCTGTGGTGCAAGGTGTATTGGTTACAGGCGCATCTGTTTATTTCCATCAGGTCATTAAACAAAAAGATAAATAAAAAGAAAGGGTGTTGGTTGTGGAGGGTTATTCTAAAGTTGAAGTTGATAAAAAATTAGAAGAACTAAAAAAATATGTTGATCACCGGATTAAATCGAATGACGAGCAGAAAGAAAAAGAATCAAGAATCGCTTCGTCTTTTTCAATGAAATAAAGGTTTTTCCTTCCCAATGTCGAAAAATGGTATTGGGAAGGGAGGTGTTACATATGAAAACGGAAAAAGAAATGTATGAGACGTGGCTGCAGAGAACGAAGGAAAATATCGATAAAAATAATGAAGAACTTCAAAAACTTGAGGATGAAAAGGACCACTTTGAGCAGTATAGGAAGTTGCAATATAACAGCCTATCAAAATGGATTGAAGAGGACGAATTGGATCCATCTTTAGAAGAGGAGCTACGCTACTCTAAAGAATTCTTGGATAAATCAATAGATGATAATATCAAAAAAATTGATAAATTAAAAATGTCGATAAGACACGGAGAATTCATCAAGATGAAAATCGAGCAAGAATTAAATAAATAAAGGCCCCACAATCGTGAGGCCTTGGCTCGGAGTCATATCAAGGTGTATTTCATTGGCCCATTTTATATAGTTTTCAATAAACATTAGAATATACAAAAACCCTCGCTATTGCGGGGGCTTTTATTACTTATGTTAATTATCATACTTTATAATGTGATGATAAATCAGTAGCTAATCCTTCCATTAAGCTTATCATTGTACGCATAAGTATATTAACTTCTTCTATTATTTCATCAGTTTTCGGATACCAAATTAACTCTGATATATCATGGTTTTCATCAAAGTTAAAAAACTTACTAATTTCTTTGACGCCAGTATGAGTGGATCCGCTGAAGATTCTAAAAAGATAAGAATATATGTCATGGCTGTCGGTTTTTTTAGCCATTTCTTCTACATCTGGTAGTGGTGTAACATTTTCATCTTCTATCTCTTTTTTAATACTATCTAAATCTATTTCTTTTATTTGAGTTACTAGTTCATCTGTGAAAGCCCCTAGTTCATTTGAGCGAATGACATTAACCCATTTCTTTCTTTTTATTAAATCTTGCTTAATAATTTGGTCAGCGGAAGAATCTGATAAAGCGGCATACCGCAGCTTTATAAATGTTTCTGTAAAAGATCTGATAATACGCTTAGCATCATCTACTAGACCATAAGAACATAAATAATAAATAGATGAGATAGAGTTTAGTAGTGAAATAAAGAACCCGGCGATTATCACATCTTGAGAATCTCTATTTTTAATAGTAATTTTAAATTTTAACTCATGAAGTTTTTGGTTTTGTTTCTTGTAGCTGGAGAATAAATCTTTGTTAGATTCCATGACCTCATTCCTTAAACCATTCGCATCCTCCGATAAAAAACCTTCATCATTAAAACTCATAACACACGCTCCTTTGTAATAAGTTTTTAAATTCCAAATTTCATTAGAGATTTAATTATTATTCTTCCAATATTTATCCAACCTGAAAGCATTATCTAATGTTAAAGCCCTCTTAATTGAGGGCTATTTTTATTGTGAACAGACCACGATCCATCTGGATAATAATGAAACCATTCCCCGTTCAAATACCGAACATCAACACAGTATTCATCCATATTTCTAGTAACTTCCACTATATTATTCACATCAAAATCATTATGTTTATCTGAATTCAATTTGATGAAATGTGCACGTTGCGCTTTTAGTAAAAATTGATATTCACCATCGGACAAATCTTCGGCTGCAGGTAAACGATAAAGCATTAGTAATCATCTCCTATTTAGTTTTCTGCTATATAATAGCATAAGGTTTTATAAATGGTTGATTTTCGACAAAAGATGCTAATTAAAACAGCAAGAATTTACCTAAAAACAAAATCTAACTTGCAAACACGAACGTATGTTCTTATAATGTGAGCAAGGGAGAGTGATAAAATGATAGATTATCAGAGCACGGCACTTGAAGACTTTGTAACAAACATTTATCTACGCCACAAGATTATTACACCACAAGATTTGAACATCGACCGAATCGGTCGCATTTTTTATATCCACACTCACCGCAAACCTATGCTACCTCGTTTTGATGTGATTGTGCGTTATCGAGGAATCATTATTGATTCAAGAGAGCCCGAGTCTATCCAACGCGAGCAATTCTTTCACGAACTATGCCACATCTTAAGACATGCAGGGCATCAATCATTAATGCCCAAAGCGTTCAGAGAGCTTCAAGAAAATGATGCTCAAGCCTTCACGATGTATGCTGCATTACCATATCACATGATTAAACACTATGATTTTAATGATCCATTCATTGTCGGTATATTAGCTGAATCCTTTTGTATTAGGAAGTCATTAGTATTTGATCGACTTGAACAGATCTATCGTAATCAAAAATCTACCCATTTATATAGTGATTATGATGTAAGCTACCTATGAGGAGGGCTGTTAAATATGGGAAGTGTTGAAAAACGAGGGAAAAACAAATTTAGACTATCGATTGTAACCGGCTATAATGAGAGAGGTAACCCAATAAGAACTAGAAAAACGATTACAGCCAAAAATAAAACAGAAGCTAGAAAGATATTATCTCAGCTGGAATCTGATTACTTGCAAGATCAATTGATAGAAACGACTGATTTAAAATTGAGAGATTTCTATGCCATGTGGCTGGATAAGCATGCGCATGATTACTACTCACCAGATACTAAGCAAAATGTTATTCGTATTATTGAAGCTCGCATTTTACCTAAATATGGTCATATTAAATTGCAAGACTTTAAAACGATCCACATAGTGGATTTTGTTAATGATTTGAAAACGAATGGAAGACGGTTGGATGGTAAAGAAGGAAATCTATCTGCCTCTAGTATTCGTAATTGCTACAAAGCATTTAATGCTCTGTTGAAAAAAGCACATGATTGGCAATTGATTAAGTCTAATCCAGCTGAAGGAGTCGAGCTACCGTCAGCTAATCATAAACACGAAGTAGATTATTCATCTGATTTAATTTGGAAAATGATTGAGTTGATCAGCCATCAACCAAAAGATAAACAGTTAATCTTTTGGACAGCTTTTATAACGGGATGTAGACAAGGAGAGTTGTCAGCGCTAGAGGATAAACATTTGGTTAAGAAAGATGGTAAGTATGCTATTCATATTGAACAATCAATAACAGAAGCAGACGGTGAAGGTTTAGTTATTAAGAATATCAAAAACAATGTTTCAGGATATGTAGCAATCCCTAAGGATCTAGCGGAAATGTTAGAAGAGCGCATTAAGATGAAGCGGCTACAAAAATTTAAAGCTCAAAATTTATGGTACGATCCTGAGCGGGTTTTTATATTCTCAGATGATCTTGGAAAACCAATGCGGCCTGATTCAATCAGCCAATGGTGGAGAAGATTCCGTATTAAAAATGATTTAGGCAATGTGCGCTTTCATGATTTAAGGCATCTATCAGTGACTTATTTAATTCATAAAGGCATGCCGATTAAAACCATCAGTGACCGAGCGCGTCATACAAACATCGGAACAACCATGAATATATACGGCCATAATATAGTAGAGATTGATGAATTAGCAGCGGATCATTTTAGTGAATTTTTTAAGCAAAAAGACGTTAATTAA